GTGATCCCGCTCGATGTCTCCCTCAGCGACGGAATCGACCAACTCGTCGGTGTCTTCCGCGACCCCCGGATCCTGCTCGGCATCCCGCTGGCCCTTCTCGGCGCGGTGTTCATGTCGTTCGGGGCGCAGTACCAGCACCGCGGGGTCCAGAAGGTCGAACGTCTCTCGGGCAAGACCACCGGGGGACTGTCACGCCGGCAGCTCACCTCGCTGCTGACGCGTCCGTCGTGGGTCGCGGGCACCCTCATGCTGGGCCTGGCGATCGTGTGTCAGCTGGCGGCTCTCTCCGTCGCCCCTCTGATCCTCGTGCAGCCGCTGGGGGCGATCGCCCTCGTCCTCACCACGGTGCTGAACGCCCGGGTCACCCGCCACAAGCCGACCCGCCAATCGCTCATCGCGATCGCCGCGTGCGTCGGCGGCATCTTCATCTTCGTCACGATCGCCGCCTTCTTCGCCACCGAGCACGTCGTCACCGAGCGCGAACTGCTCATCATTCTCGGCATCCTGGCCGTCGTCGTGATCGTCTTTGGCGTCTTCTGGGTCCTCGTGCGTCGCAAGGCGCAGGCGCTGTTCTACATCATGGCCGCGGGCGTCATCTACGGTTTCGTCGCCACCCTCGCCAAGGTCGTCATCAGCCGCGCGCAGGCCGGCAACTTCGAGTGGCTGACCCTGCTGTGCCTCGTCGCGCTGCTCGCCGCCGTGGCCGTGGGTGCGTACTTCGTGCAGACGGCGTACTCGGTCGGCCCGCCCGACCTCGTGATCGCCGGCCTCACCGTGATCGACCCGATCGTCGCGGTGCTCATCGGCCTGCTCGTGCTGGGTGAGGCCTCGACGGCTCCCGCGTGGGCACTGATCGGCTTCGTCATCGCGGGTGCCATCGCCACGTGGGGCGTGATCCAGCTGACCAGGCACCACCCCCAGGTCACCGCCGACGGCAAACCGAAGCAACCGCGCGTCCACTGACGCGGGTTCGCGAGACCGCACGCGTTCGCCGAAACCGCGCACGCCGGAGGGCGACACCATGCGGTCTCGGTGAACGCCGTGCGGTCTCGGCGTCGGCGCAGCCCTGCGCCGCTTTCGGTCCACGCACGCGGATGCCGGTAGGCTCGTCGTCGCGAGGGGCGGTGGCCAAGCTGGTCAAGGCAGCGGGCTCATAACCCGACGATCGTGGGTTCAAGTCCCACCCGCCCTACTCAAGCCCTCCGACAGGCAATGCCTGATCGGGGGGCTTTTTTTGTTGCCTCAGGACGCTCGGAATCCGAGGTCTGCCCACACTTTGCCCACATCCGCTGCGGAGGTCGCGCGGGCGTCGAGCAGCGCGGCGACATTGTCGAGGTCGTCGTCGAAGAGATCCGCGTAGGTGTCGAGCGTCATCGCCGCCGACTTGTGCCCGAGCATCCGCTGCAGCACCTTCACGTTGGCGCCGGCCGACACGGCGAGGGATGCCGCGGTGTGACGCAGATCGTGGGGGGTGAGGCGCTCGATGCCCGCGGCGCGCAGGCCGGTGAGGAACCATGACTTGGACGTGTGCGGCTGCCGGAGGTAGTTCGCCCCGTCCGTGAACACGGTGTCGTCGGGGCCCTTGCCGATGCAGAGCGCGGCGAGGGCGTGGTCGAGGAAGGCGGGGAACGCTACGGTGCGCCGTTCCCAGGACTTCGGCTCTCCCTCGTGGAAGAGTCCGTCAATCTCGACGACGGGGCGGCGCACGTGAAGTCGACGGCGGAGCATGTTGAGGTCGCGGACGCGGAGGCCGATCGCTTCACTCCATCGGAGGCCGGTGTACGCGAGCAGCACGACGAGGGTGGACCGTGTTGGGTCAGCGATTGCGCCGGCGAGGCGCATCACCTCGGCGTCGGTGAGGTAGCGGCGGTGCGCCTTCCCGGTCTTCTTCGGGAGGTTCTCGGTGCCGCGCGCGGGGTTGCTGTGGATGCGGCCGTCGCGCTTTGCGTCGTCGAGGATCCCGGCAAGTATTCCGACGGCGCGGAGCACGCTCGAGGCGGACAGTGGCTTGCCGTTCTTCCGCCCGCCAAGTCGCTCTGCGGGGGCCTTCCCGGCGCCGAGCTGGGTGATCCAGGCTTCGACGTCGGATGCCTTCACGTCGGCGACGGGGACGCGCCCCCACTTCGGGAGGACGTAGACGCGCCAGGCGAGATCGAGTGGCCGGAACGACGACGGCTTGAGCCCCTCCTTCTTCGCGAGCCAGGCAGGCCCGAGGTGGGCTACGGTGACGCGGCCGGCCGTGGGGTCGACGTATTGCCCGGTCGCTTTCGACACGGTGACGGATGCCAGGAACAGTTCGGCGTCGCGCTTGGTGCGGAAGCCCCGCTTGTCGGTCTGAGTCTTGTCGGGCTTGCGGTAGCGGACCCTGTATCGCTTCCCCGCCGCGGTGTCGTATGGAGTGATCGTGCCGGCCATCAGGCGCTCTCTCGTGCCTCGAGCCGCTCGGTCCACCCGCCTGCGCCGAGCCGAGGTCGCACGTAGACGACGTCGGGCGATTCGCCCTCGACCTGGATGCGCAGGAGTACTGCGCGGTATGCCTCGACGATGCTCAGCACGACGCCGAGTTCGTGTGCGATCGCGCCGGGGTGCCCCTCGTGCAGCTCCTCGGCTCGCCTGTAGTCCTCGTGACGGATGAGACGCAGTGCCGCCCACTCCTCAGCGACCCGTTCCTGCTTAGCCGCTACGGGTCCGAAGCGGCTGGGCACGTGGCCGAACACGGCGTGTGCCAGCTCGTGGGCGAGGACCGATCGGTGTAGTCGGCTCGACATTCCGCGGCGAAGGCGGATGACGTTGTGACGGTGCCGGTATTCCCCGTCACGGTCGGGCGGTAGAAGCGCGTACTCGATGCGCACGCCCGCCGCTGCTGCGATCAGCTCGAGGTGTCGATCGATGGTCAATGGTCTTCCCCCCTGTCCGCGTCTGTCGGTCGCGCAACTGCCTCCTGATCATCCTCGGAGGGTCCGACATCGGCGGCGGGGAAGCGGCCGTGCACGACGTTCGAGGCCGTCGATACCGCGACCGAGATGGGGGCGTCGAACAGGATCGAACCCGACACGCCGAGTCGGCAGCCGAGTTCGTAGACGAGCTGCTCTTCGGTGACTGATCGGAGGAAGCTCGCGACGTCGTCGATACCGAGGTCGTCGTGGGAGAGGTGACCGAGGTTGACGAGGTCGGCGAGGACGGGTCGCCCGTAAGCGCGCGAGATGTCGCGGACCACTTCGAAGGTGAGCTGGTCGAGGTTCACCTGCCGGTTCAGGGTGCCCTGGTTCATGCCCACGCGACGGGCGACTTCGCGGATGGAGTCCGTTCCACGGACGTCGTCGATCCACTTCATGCTCGGGTTCATGACTCAATCATGAGACACAGATGCCTCGCTAGCAAGACATTTGTTTAGCCTGCTTGACACTTCGTCCAACTCATCGCACAGTTGACGCATGAATCGGACAGATGAGCAGTCGGCGAGTCAGCCCCCCACCATCAAGGTGCGGCCGGGCCTGCTCGACCGACTCAAGGAAACCTCTGGCATCCGCAGCGACGACGCCTTCGCTCGGGCCATCGGCATCAGCCGCGCCACCCTCGACAACGCGAAGAAGGGCGGGGAGCCGAGCCTCCGTACGGTGCTCGGGATCGCTCACGCCTTCGGCCTCGCGATGGGTGAGGTCGTGGTCGTCGTTGAGGACGAGCCCGCCGTGGCGCAGCCGGTGGCGTCGTGACCGCCACGGCCAAGGTCACGCCGATCCGTCCCGGCGTCGCGACCTCGGAGGTGTATCTCTCGCCGTCGCAGGTCTGCGACCTCGTGCCGGGAATGACCGTCGCGAACCTCAAGGATCTCCGCGCGAGCGGCAAGGGCCCCGCGTTCTGCAAGCCGACGGGCGACAGCGGCAAGGTCACCGTCTACAAGCAGTCCGATGTCATCGCGTGGGTCGAGCGCTCGCGTAAGTCCACGACGGAGCAGCCGTGATCACTCTCCGCTGGCTCTCCCTCTTCCTCTTCATCCTCATCATGGGCGTGTTCTTCCAGGGCTACCGCTCGTGGGAGCTGCTCGCCTCCGCCGCCCTCCTGGCCCTCGTCCTCTTCTGGACCTGCGGTGCCTTCACCCGCGACGTCTGGTTCGGCTCCCCCGAGCAGGACGCCGAGTGCGCCCGCATCGACGCGGAGCTCGACGCGCTCGACCGCACCTACCCCTGATCTTCCGCCGGGGGTGCTGCCCCCACCACTGATGCCGGCGACGGTCGCCGAACGCATCCCCGGCGGCCCCTCTCACCGAACACCCCTCACCTCTCTCAGGAGCACCCGTGAACCGTCCTCTTCTGCGCGCCCCGAAGTCGCTTCGGCGCCGCCCGTACCGTGCCAGCCGCGCTGTCATCGCGCACGCCCCGCTCGAGTACTCGGCCGAGCGCACCGCCCCTCGGTGGCTGCTCGTGCTTGCATCCGCTCTCGCGGTGCTCGTCGTCGTCGAGCTGATCGTCGGGCTGGCGGTGATCGCATGACCGCTCGTGAGGCTGACGAGGTTCTTGTCACCGAAGGTGGTCGCGGATCTGGTCGAGTCGACATCACCGTCGTGAACGGTTCTTGCAGCACATCGATGACGGTCACCCGCGGTGAGTTGGTGCGGCTGCGTGCGGCGATTGACGCGCACCTGTCCTCCTCGCCCGCCGACGACGTACGCGAAGCGCTGGACGACCTGAGTGCGCTCGAAGCGAAGGCGCGCGCGGCGACGCCCGGCCCGTGGGTGCTCGACGGCATGGGCGAGGACGAGCCCGAGGTGAACTACTGGGCGCACCGTTTCATCGGAGCAGTCGATGGTCCCGACATCATCGCGACTTCGGAGGACGGGCACGGCCCGAACGCGGAGTACATCGCGGCAGCTTCGCCCGATGTGGTACTCGCGCTGATCGAGCGCGCGCGGGAATGCGCTGGGGATTACCCGACGCTCGCCACTCACGCGCGCCGCGCTGTTCGCCGCTACGACCGTGCACTCCGGCGCCGAGGCATCACGATCGACGTCTCCTCCGGGGAAACCGTCACTGACCTGACCGACCCGGCGAAGGCGTGGGACCGCGAGTTCAACCGCCTGAACACGACCTGGGAGGCCCGCTCGTGACCGCCGTCACGTTCTTCGTCCCCGGCATCCCGGTCCCGCAGGGGTCCAAGAAGGCGTTCGTCGTCGGCAAGCGGGCCGTGATCGTCGACGTGAAGCCGGAGCTGCTGGGCGCCTGGCGGGGCGAGATCGCGCGGCGTGCGTTCAGCGCGTTCGCCTTCGGCCCTCCGATAGACGGCGCGGTGCGGGTCGACGCGGCGTTCGTTCTCCCGCGGAAGCCGTCGGTGACGAGGCCGCTCCCGATCGGCGCTCGTGACGGCGACGTCGACAAGCTCGTGCGCGCTCTGCTCGACGGCATCACGCAGGCCGGGAACGTGTGGGCGGACGACTCCCGGGTCGCGGAGCTGCACGCGTCGAAGGTCTTCGGGCCGACGCCGGGCGTGCACGTGACCATCACCCCCATCTCCGACGTCGCGGACCTCGTGCCGCCGGTCGAACAGGCGGCTGCGGCCGTCGAGGAAGGAACAGCAGCATGACCGAGATCAAACCGACCGCGTTCAAGCGCGGCGTCCCGGCGGAGCAGGCGAACGGCCTGTACGGCGTCGAGGACCAGCTCATCGAGATGGCGCCCGGTGACCAGATCGTCGCCGTCGTCACGTTCTCCGTCGACGAAGTCATGGAAAAGCGTCGCGCGGGGGAGGAGTGGCCCGTCGTGGCGATGAAGCACCTCGAGCCGTTGTGGGACGAGAAGGCGTCGACGGCGGCGCTGAAGCTCCGCGACGCGGCGTACAAGAAGCGCACCGGTCAGGACGCGCTCGACATCCCGGACGCCGACGACTGATGAGCCACCTCCGCTGGTAGGCGAGCTACCTCGGCTACGTCGCGGCAGGCGAGGCGCTGCTGGCGGTCGTCGCTTATCTCATCGGCTCTCCCAGCAACACCCACGCGGGCGCTGGCTTCGCGATCATCGCGGCTCTCGCCCTCATCACATCGATTGCACTGCACGTCATCTACCGAAAGAGGAAACACCAATGGGCGATATCGGAAAGCCCCTGAAGCACATCGAGCTGGAGCCGGTCGAGGCACCGGCGACAGCACCCGCGCCGGTCGAGGCGCCCGTGGAAGAGCCGGTGCCAGCGTGAGCGGCCGGAGCATCCCGGGCGGCCCGAGGGGCGTGAACCCGAACTTCTTCACGCGAGCGCTCGATGAGGCCACGATCCGCGCCTTGATGGGTCACCCCCCGCAGGTCGCTTCCAAGGCTTCCGCGGCGCCGGCGCCGACCAAGCGCCCCGCGGGTGAGTTCGACGGGCACGAGCGAGAGTTCGCTGCGGGCGTCGTAACGGGCACTCGCTCATTCGACGTCGACAAGCTGGGTCGCCTCATCGGTGTCGCCTTCGCGACAGTGTGGCGGCCAGGAGAGAACATCGCGCGCTGCATGCAGCGTCCTGACCCCATGGCCTACCTGACCGGTCGGGAGCCCGGGAAGTTGCGCGAGGCGTCCCGTGCGCCCCACTCGCTCGCTGATTGCCCGCATGGCTTTTACGGCTACTACGAGGGTTCGAACGATTACTACGAGCCGGGTCGCGTCATGGCTGTCGTCGAGGCGTACGGCGAGACGGTCATCGGCACCCGCGGGTTCCGTGCGTCGAAGGCGCGGATCGTGGCGATGCACATCCCCTCGGACATCAGCGTGGGTACCCGACGCCTCGTGACGCGGAACTACCCGGACGTGCCGCTGTTCGACTCGTTCTCCGCGATGGTCGCCGAGTTCCCGCCCGACGACGGCGGTGAGGGCTTGAGCCCCGACAACGATCCCGACTTCTGGACTCGGGAGGCCTCATGACCACGGCATCCGTCTTCACTCCGCCCGCCGTCGCCGCCCTCATGGCGCGCGCCGGTGCCTCCGACCAGGACCGCGCGGCGTGGCTCGCCGAGCGCCTCGCCGGGCTGACCGCCACCGAGGTGGCCGGGCTCGCCGTCGGGAAGAAGCGCCAGGGCGAGCTCGTCGACCTGAAGCTCGGGCTCAAGGAGGACACGTTCAACGGCAACGCGTACACCGAGTGGGGCAAGCTGCGCGAACCGTTCCTCGCGTCCGCCGCCGAGCGCCGCGGGATCCTGCCCGAGTCGCGCGTCTTCCACCACGCCGAGAACCGTCGGTGGCTGGCATCCCCCGATGGTGTCGGCACGAACTTCGACGGTGAGCTGCAGCTCGGCGAGTACAAGACGTCAGGTCACGACCTGACGCCGGGCACGCCGACGTTCGACCGCACGGGCTACCTCGAGCAGATGACGTGGGCGATGCTCGTCGCCGGCGCGCGCCGCTGCCTGTTCATCTGGGAGGAGCGCCTCGGTACGCCGGAGACGGGCTTCGAGGCGGGCCGCCAGTACGAGTACTGGATCGAGTTCGACGAGGCGCTGGCGAAGCGGTTGGTGACGATCGCGAAGCGGTTCTTCACCGCGCTCGACAAGAAGCGGGCCGAGGTCGAGGCAGGGAACGTCACGGCGCCCGTCGTCGATCCGGTGCTCGACGTCCTCGCGATCGACGTCTTGGCGGGGCGTCGTGAGGAGGCCGCGGGGAAGCGGAAGAAGGAGACGGCCTGGAAGCAGCTCCAGGCCGAGCTCGCCGACCGTGACGAGCTGTCGCAGCGGTCGTCCGCAGCGCAGGTCACCTGGGTGCCCGGGGTCGAGTCGACCGTGCCGACGCGCTTCGTCGACAGCGTGGGCGCGCAGAAGGCGCACCCGGTCGCGTGGGCCGCGGTCGAGGCGGCTCGCGCGCAGCTCGCCGAGGTCGAGAGCTACTGGGCCGAGTGCCTGGCGGATTTCACCACCACCACCGATCAGCCGGTGACGTCGAAGCCGAGCTTGACGGTCACCGAAGTGAAGACGAAGGGGGACGCGGCATGACCGCTCTCGCGACGCTGCCGACCAGCAGCGACAACAGCACCTGGAGCCCGGAGGAGCGCGCGCTCGTCGAGGCCGCCGGGCTGGTGCACACGGACGCGCAGTCGGGGACCAAGACGCTCGCCGAGCGCCCCGTCGTCGCGGCGTTCCTTCAGCACTGCGCCCGGACGGGCCTGGACCCGATCGCGCGGCAGATCTACTCGATCGCGCGGAAGTCCAAGGGTCAGCTCAAGTGGCAGATCCAGATCAGCATCGACGGCGCCCGCCTCGTCGCCGAGCGCTCCGGTCAGTACGAGGGACAGACGACGCCCGAGTTCACCGCCGACGGCATCACCTGGACGCAGGTCTGGCTGGCCGCCGAGCCTCCGAAGGCTGCCCGCGTCGGCGTGTACCGCCGCGGGTTCCGGGACGCGCTCTACGCGATCGCGCTCTGGGACGCCTACGTGCAGAAGACGTACAACGGCGACGTCACCGAGATGTGGCGGAAGATGGGCCCGCTGATGCTGGCGAAGTGCGCCGAGATGCTCGCACTGCGCAAGGCGTTCCCGCAGGATCTGTCGGGGCTGTACTCGTCGGAGGAGATGGCTCAGGCTGACCGGCCCGCGCCGGCCGAGCAGCAGAGCCAGGTCGCGCCCACGCCTCCCGTGGAACAGCAGGCTGCCCCGGCTGAGGCGCGGATGCCGTCTCAGGACTGGCTCGCGCAGGCGAACGCCGCGCGCTCGCGCGAGGAGCTGCGCCCGGTCTTCGCTGCGGCGCAGGATGCGGGCGATCTCGACGTGATGATCGGCGATGGCCGCGCGCTCCGCGCGTATCTGTGGGAGTTGCGCGAGCGGCTGCCCGAGAAGGCTGAGGACGTCGTGGACGCCGAGGTCGTGCCCGACGAACCCGCGGCCGAGCCGGTGCACGACTGGCCCACCGCCGAGGTGCCCGCGTGAGCGCACTGACCGCTCCCGTCGAGGACGGGGTGCGCGACTACCTATGGACCCCGGTCAACTTCGGTGAGGACACCGAGCGGCAGCGTGTCGCGGAGGCCGATGCGTTCCGCGCGGGCGTCGAGTGGGCGCAGGCCCACACCGACGGTCGAGTGCTGGCCGGGCTCATCCCAGGTCCGATCGAGGCTCGTCTGCTGCGGATCGGCGACCGCGTTCGCGTCGTGCACGGTGAGGCCACCGTGATCTCGAAGCGCGAGCACGGTCGACCCGGGTCGGTGTACATCGGCACGCGCACGGACGGTGGCGCTGAGGTCGTGCACGAGTTCCGGACGACCGAGCGCGTGCACGTGATCTCGGGGGCGACGGCCGCGTGAACACCATCCACCCCGCCGTCGCGGCGACGTTGCGCAGCATCATCGGCCTTGAGGTCGATGACGCGGATCCGCTGCACCGGAAGCTCGCGAAGACGATCACCGACCTGGGTCCGGGCGCTACCTACGGGCAGCGGATCGTGGCGCTGCGGTTCGACTTCGCGTGGGAGCTGCGCACGGCGGGGAAGGTGTTCGGCGACGCGAAGGGCGAGTACGAGGTCACGAAGTCGAAGCGGGTCGTCGAGATCACCGAGAAGGCTGCGCTCGAAGAGCGGAAGATCACGCTCGGGCTCGCCGAGCACATGGCCGAGGCGGAGCTGTACGAGCTCAAGCTGACGTACCTCGTGGCCGAGCAGCGCGAGCGCGCGATGCGGAAGTTCCTCGAAGCGCTCGACGCGGCGCTCGACAACCACCGCACCGACCGTGCCGACTCGCGTGCCGTCGACCGGGCGTCGGCGCAGGGCTACGGCGGGGGTGCCTGATGGCCGCGGGGGAGTTCACCGCGGCGACGGTGCGGCGCGTGTTCTTCGAGCGGGACGGGGCGGCGTGCTTCCTCTGTCGCGCGCCGCTCCGCTTCGAGGACCGCGGCATCGGCTGGTCGATGCATCACCGGAAGCCGCGCGGTGCCGGCGGCGTGAAGGGCCGCGGGGCGGAGGTGTTCTCTTCCGCCGCGAACGCGCTGACGCTCTGCGGATCCGGGACGACCGGATGCCACGGCGAGGCCGAGAAGAACCGGGACGTCGCGCTCGATCGGGGCGTGCTGATCTCGCGCCTCGGCAGGGGCCCGGCGTTCGACCCGCCGCAGGTGCGGGTGCAGAGGAATGACAAGACGTGGTGGCTGCTCACGGAGAGCGGCCGAGCAATCGAAGTGGAGAGCAAGTCATGGGCGTGAGGCGCACGCACCTCGAGTTCGAGGGGCAGTTCACGCAGGTCCCGAATGCCTGGGCGCGCGACGAGAGGCTGTCGCGGAAGGCGCGCGGGCTGCTGGTCGAGATCATGTCGCACCGGGTCGGGTGGCACGTGTCGGTGTCGGGGCTTCAAGATGCCGGCACCGAGGGCCGGGACGCGATCAAGTCGGCGCTCGTGGAGCTGAAGGAGAACGGCTACCTCGTGGTGTCGCAGGGCCGCGGTGAGCGTGGCCGGTTCGGCGAGGTGGAGTACGAGCTGCATGACCCGGCGACCGGTGACGGATTATCCGCTCACGGTGCCACCGCTGACGGATTTGCCGCTAACGGGTCAACCGCGGGCGGATCAACCGCTAGCGGAAAATCCGCACCCTATAAGAACACCAGTCCTATAGAAGACCATCTGGAAGAAGACCATCCAGAAGAAGCAGCGATTGAGCTTCGCGCGATGGCGTCGTTCGAAGACTTCTGGGCGGTGTGGCCGAAGAAGGTCGCGAAGCCGGATGCGAAGCGCGCGTGGGACAAGGTCACGGTGGTCGTCGAGGGCGAGCAGATCATCGCCGCGGCGATCGCGTACCGAGACAACCCCGGCATCCCGGATCGGCAGTTCATCCCCTACCCGGCGACGTGGCTGAACCGCGCGGGCTGGGATGACGAGCTGCCCGAGCCCCGTGAGCAGCGGATGGGCGCTGTCGACGCTGGCCGTCGCGCCGCCGAGATCCTGGCCGAGCACGACCGTCTGGCGGTCGGGGCGTGAACGCGCAAGAAGCAAACGTGCTGCTCACGAAGGCTGCGCTCCTCGATGGGCGGTTCCGTCGCGCGCCCGAGGATCTCGCGCAGATGGCGATCGAGTGGTCGGTCGTCCTCTCTGACGTGACCCTGGATGCCGCGATCGACGCGGTGCGGATCCACTACCGCGGCAACGTGCAGATGCTGATGCCCGCCGACGTGCTGGTCATCACGGAGGACATGGCCCCGGCTGACGGTGTGCGCCTCGCTGACGGCCCGGCATGGCTCCGCGCGCACGGTGTGAACGCCGAACAGTTTCAGGCCCGCGTTGAGGCGGGTGAGCGTCCGGCGCGTGTTCTGCGCGAGCTGGGTGTGGAGGTGCCCGGTGAGTGACGTCATGGTGCCGTACGACGTCGCGGCGGAGCGCGCGGTCCTCGGCTCGGCGATGCTGTCCACGGCCGTCCTCGACGATGTGCTGTCGGTGGTCGAGCCGGGCGACATGTATGACCCGAAGCACGAGACGGTGTTCGCGTCGATCCGACGCCTGCACGAGGTCGGCGCGCCGACGGATGTCGTCGCCGTGGTGGATGACCTGCTGCGCTCGGAGGAGGTGCGCGGCACCCTCGACGTCGGGTACGTGCACGAGCTGACCTCCGCGGTCGCGACGCCGGCGAGCGGTGCCTACTACGGCGACATCGTCCACCAGCACGCGATCCGTCGGCGTCTGCTCGAGGTCGGCATGAACATCGCACAGCTCGCGTCGAACACGGGCATCAGCGCCCTCGAGGCCGTCGAGATGTCGCGCGAGAAGGTCGACGGGATCGGAGCGAACGCGTCGGTCGATGTCCGCCAGTTCGGCGAGTACCTCTCGTCCTACGTGGACGGGCTGGAGGAGAAGCCGAAGTACGTGCCCACCCCGTGGTGGGAGATCAACAACCACCTCGGCGGGCTCCGCGCGGGCGGCCTGTACGTCGTCGGCGCGCGCCCCGGTCAGGGCAAGTCGATCCTCGGGCTTCAGATGGCGCTGCGCCTGGCGAAGGAAGGGCCCGTCGCGTTCTGCTCACTGGAGATGTCAAGGGACGACATCATGTCGCGCTGGGTGTCGCAGCTCGCGCAGGTGTCGCTGCACTCGCTCGTGAACCACGAGGTGTCGAAGGCGTCGTGGCAGAACCTCGCGATGGTGCGCTCGCAGATCGCGGAGACGCCGCTGTTCGTGTCGACGTCGGACGAGGTCGCGACCATCACCCAGGTCCGCGCGTTCGCCCGGTCGGTCGCGCGCCGTGCGCCGAAGGGGCAGCGCCTCGCGGGTGTCGTCGTCGACTACCTGCAGCTCCTGACGTCGGGGGAGCGCGTCGAGTCCCGACAGATCGAGGTCGCCGGGTTCTCCCGGTCGCTGAAGCTCCTCGCGCAGCTGCTCGGTGTGCCGGTGATCGCGCTGTCACAGCTCAACCGCGGGTCGACGACGCGGAAGTCGAACCGGCCGACGCTCGCGGACCTGCGTGAGTCCGGCGCGATCGAGCAGGACGCGGATGCGGTGATCCTGCTGCACCGCGACGAGGAGAACGCCCCGAGTCGGCTCGACGTCGACATCGCAAAGAACAGGCAGGGGCAGAACGGGCGCGTGTCGCTGACGTGGGAGGGCACCTTCTCTCGCGTCGTGTCGCGCCAATGGTCACCGTCGACGCTCGTCGACGACAACGGAGGGAACAGCACATGGCAGTGAAGACGATCGTCGGCCGACTCGGGGGAGTGCCCGAGGTCCGCGCCGCCGGCAGCAAGCACGTCGCCGCGTTCAGCGTCGCCGAGACGAAGCGCCGCTACAACCGCGAGACGAACCAGTGGGAGGACGACTTCACGATCTGGCACGACGTCGAGTCGTGGGATGCGCCGAACGCGATCGCGCAGCTCACGCGCGGAACGCTCGTGATCGTCGTCGGTGAGGAGCGCGACGCGTCGTACCAGAGCCGCGAGACCGGCAAGCAGGTCCGGAAGGTCGTGGTGCGCGCGAGCGCGGTCGGCCAGGTGGTGCGTGAGGCGAAGCCTCAGCAGTCGGGCGGTGGCGACTGGACGACGCCGGCCAACTCGGGGGAGCCGTTTTGATGGCGACCGCGAAGCCGCGCCGCACGCAGGTAGAGGCGATCGACAACCTCGCCGCCGAGATACGCCTGCACACGGAAGTCGTCGCCCTCTCGCTGCCGGTGGCGGTGCTGAGGCACGACGACAAGAACTACACGAACCCGGTCACCAAGGCCGAGGTCGAGGAGAAGAACCGGCGCCGCGCGGCTGTGCGCGCCGCCCTCGGATGGGAGCAGTCATGACCAAGCGAATCGACCACGCGCGAGTTGCGCAAGAGAACCTCGACGTCGTCGGCAGCAGACCCATGCTGCCAGAGGTGGCGGCGGTAACCGCAACCGCCGCTCTCGTGCACGCGACGCTCGCGCTCGTTGAGCAGCAGCGCATCGCCAACCTCATCGCTCTCGTCGCCCTGAGCGGGAACGAGAGCGTGCAGGAGTCGAGCTTCGATGAAGGTTCGACGCTGGCGTCCGCCGGAATGCACGCGCTGATCGAGTACGTGCGCACGCCGGCCACACCTTTCAGCGGCCCCGATGACGTGCCTGAGATCCGCCCCGACATTCGAGAGGGGCTCGGACTGTGAGCATCCAGACGGACATCACCGTGACGCTCGTCGAGGTCGAGGTGGGCGACGAGTACGACGTGCTGCTCACGGTGCGCGACCCGCTCCACCCCGACCAGGACGCCACCACCACCTCGCTCACGCCTGACCAGGTGGCAGAGCTGATCGATGAGCTGCGCACGACGGCGGCGGCCGCGCGTGAGGCCCGCGCGGAGGACGACGTCGCGCGCGCGGATGCCAAGGTCAGCCACGGCTTCGACATCGACTGGCCAGGGGTGTCGTGATGCCCATCGCCGGATACACGACGACGGTCGATGCGTCGAAGACTGCGAACGAGATCACGGGCATGCTCGCGAAGCGCGGCGCCGCCCGGGTCACGACGGACTACGACCAGCAGGGCAACGCGACTGGCCTCTCGTTCGAGCTGCGGACGGAGGTCGGCGTTCGGGCGTTCGCTCTGCCCATTCGCGCGGAGGGCGTGCTCGCCACGCTGAAGCGCGATCGGGCCGAGAAGCGCTACCTGACTCTGCATCAGGCGGAGCGCGTCGCGTGGCGTCTCGTGCGGGATTGGCTCCGCGCGCAGCTCGCGCTCATTGACGCGGGCTCGGTATCTCTCGACGAGATCTTCTTCCCCTGGATGGTCGCTCCGTCGGGAGGCACCATGCACGCGCTCTTCGTCGAGCAGCAGAAGGCGATCGGATCATGAGCGTCGTCACCGTCTGGACGAAGCCCGGGTGCGGCCCGTGCGCGGCCGTGAAGACCGCGCTCACCGCGGCGAAGGTCCCTTTCGTCGAGCGCGACCTCTCCGCGCCGGATGCCGCCGAAGACCTGAAGCGCTTCCAACGGCGCGGCCTGGCATCCACCCCCATCACCGAGTACAGCGTCAAGGCCGTGCCCGGGCTACTTCCTTCTGAGATCGGCGAGGTCATCGACCTCTGGCGATCCGACCACCACGTGGAGCAGACATGAACGCCCTCCTCACCTTGAACACGGGCAACGACGGCCGCGACTACGACTCGTTCCTGCGCGAGAAGGTGCGCTTCGACCGGTCCTACGGCTTCACCGTCCCCGACGACGCCCTGTCGCCGATCTTCCAGCCCGACCACCCGCTGTACCAGCCGCACCAGGCCGCCATCGTGCACTGGGCGGTCGAGGGCGGCCGCCGCGCGATCTTCGCCCGGTACGGGCTCGGCAAGTCGGTCATGCAGCTCGAAGTACTCCGCCTCATCGTGGAGCGCGCCACCGACCACGGCACCCCGGATGCGTTCGGTCGGCTCGTCCGCCGCGGGCTGATCGTCGCACCGCTCGGCGTCCGCTTCGACATCATCAACGACGGCCGCCGCCTGCTCGACACCGAGGTCCGGTTCGTCCGCACCACCGCCGAGATCGACCTCGCCTGGTCCGGCCTGTACGTCACGAACTACGAGTCCGTGCGCGACGCCAAGCTCGATGTCAGCCTGTTCGTCGCCGTGTCGCTCGACGAAGCCGCGGTCCTCCGCTCGTTCGACTCCGAGACGTACCAGAAGCTCGGGCCCGCGTTCGCTGTCGTCCCGTTCCGCTTCGTCGCCACCGCCACCCCCTCGCCGAACCGTCACAAGGAGCTCATCCACTACGCCGACTTCCTCGGCATCATGGACACCGGCCAGGCCCTCACCCGGTTCTTCAAGCGCGACTCCTCCGACGCGAACAACCTGCGCCTGCACCCCCACAAGCGCCGCGAGTTCTGGCTGTGGCTCAACACGTGGGCGTGCTTCATCCAGCGCCCGTCCGACCTCGGCTACTCCGACGCGGGCTACGTGCTGCCCGAGCTGCGCGTGCACTGGGACGAGGTGGAGGTCGGGATCCTCTCCGACCAGGTCGAGCGTGACGGGCAGGGTGTGCTCGTCCGCGGCGGTGCCATGTCGCTCGTCGATGCCGCGCGCGAGAAGCGTCGCACCCTCGACGCCCGTGTCGCTCGCGCGATGTCGATCGTGCGCGAGCACTTCGGTCGCCCCGTGCCCGGGCAGATCCTGCTGTGGTGCGACCTGAACGACGAGCAGGCTGCGCTCGAGAGAGCGCTCGTCGACGAGGGGCTGGCGTTCTCGTCCGTGCACGGCGGCCTCACTGACGACCAGATCGAGCAGCAACTCGGTGCTTGGCTCGCGGGGGAGACGTACGCACTCATCGGCAAGCCGGTGCAGCTCGGACGCGGGCTCAACCTGCAGCAGTGCAGCACGGCCGTGTTCGTCGGCATCACGCACAAGTACGAGCAGGTCGTGCAGGCCGTGCACCGCATCCACCGTTTCGGCCAGGTGCAGGAGTGCGACGTTCACCTGATCTACGCCGAGACCGAGTCCGAGGTCCGTGCGACGCTGCAGACGAAGTGGGCGGAGGACGATCGCCTCACCGACACGATGTCCGACGTCCTCCGCGAGTTCGGGCTGTCGGCATCCGCGATCTCCGCCGAGCTCACCCGTGCCATGGGCGTCGAGCGCGAGGTGCACACCGGCGAGGCGTGGATGATCGCGCTGAACGACTCGGTCGTCGAGGCGCGCGACCACCTCGAGCCGGACTCCGTCGGCCTGATGGTGACGAGCATCCCGTTCGGCAACCACTACGAGTACTCCCCGAACTACGCCGACTTCGGCCACACGGACGACAACGCGCACTTCTGGTGGCAGATGGACTACCTCACGCCGTCGCTGTACCGCGCGCTCATGCCCGGCCGGATCCTCGCCGTACACGTGAAGGACCGTCAGCTCTTCGGATCCGTGACCGGCGCCGGCGTCTACACGGTCAGCGAGCTGCACGCGGAGGCGATCGCCCACTACCGCCAGCACGGGTTCGACTACTACGGCGCCATCACCGTCACCACCGACGTCGTCCGCGAGAACAACCAGACGTACCGCCTCGCCTACTCGAAGATGCTCCGCGACCACACGCCCATGGGGGTCGGCTCACCCGAGTACGTGCTGCTCTTCCACAAGCCGCAGAGCGACCGGTCGAAGGGCTGGGGCGACGTCCGCGTCGTGAAGGACCGCGCGCAGTACTCCGTCGGCCGGTGGCAGATCGACGCGGCCGCGGACTGGCGCGCATCCGGCGACCGCCTGCTCAGCCTCGACGAGATTGCCGCGCTCGCCCCGGGCCTGCGCACGAAGCTCTTCACCGAGCAGTCGCTCCGCTCGGTCTACGACTACGAGCAGCACGTCGCGCTCGCCGAGCGGATGCTCGCCGCCAACGCGCTGCCAGGCACTTTCGCCGCGCTCGTGCCGGGGTCGCCCGCGCCGAACGTCTGGCACGACGTCCTCCGCATCGAGACGCTGAACAGCGAACAGAAGCGCCGCGCCGTCGAGAACCACATTTGCCCGTTCCCGCTCGAAATCCCGCGCCGCCTGATCGCCGAGTACTCCAACCCCGGTGACCTCGTCTACGACCCGTTCAGCGGCATCGGCTCAACCGTCCTTGAAGCGGTCCGCCAGGGGCGCCGTGGCTACGGCTCCGAGCTGAACCCGGCATCCGTCGCCGACTCGCTCGTGTACCTCGAGCGCCACGACCGCGAGCAGGACGTTCCGACGCTGTTCGACCTGCTCGACGCCGAATGGAGTGCCGCATGAACGCCCTAAACGACGTCGTCCTCGATGAGAACTGCGATCGTCATCCGCTCGCCGTCGGTCCACGTGATGTGGAGCGTGTCGCCTTCACCGCGGAGCAGCACGGGCACCATGCCGGGGCCGTTGCTGTACTCCTGGGGCTGACCGTCCAGCTTGATCTCCAGATCGACCGGGTTCGCTCGAACGGGCTTGAGAAGAGCGACGGTGCTCCAACCATTCCAGTAGCGCCGCAGACGGAGCGCCCGCCACGAGTTCGGCTCTGCCGTGTGCGCGTTCTCAATCGCGTCCTGCCTCTCCTGTGCGTCGTTGACCGCAGCGCGGTAGATGGGCTCGAAGGGCGGAGTGCCAGCGACATCAGTCATGCCCGAACTGTATCGGGAGTGTCGCGATGACCACCACGCGCCGCTTGACGGCAATCGACAAGGAGCGCATCGAAGCGCTGCGCGCAGAGGGTGTGCCGGCGTCATGGATCGCGGAGGACCTCCGCGTGCATACGCACACCGTCCAGAGCATGACGCCGGCGAACCCGGAGGAGGTCGCGGCCTGGCGGTCGGACTTCCAGCACATCAGAAAGGACCCGGAGCTGTTCGCGCTGCATTGCGAATTCGCCCCGGCGAGGAGGGGAAGAGCATGAGAGTCCTGACCGTTCGCCAGCCGTGGGCGTGGGCGATCATCCACGGCGGCAAGACCGTCGAGAACCGGACACGCAACCTCGCGGGCAGCTACCGCGGGCCGGTCGCCATCCATGCGGGTCTCGCCTACGACGAGGACGCGGTGATCTGGACGGGACCGGTGCCCACGCCGCTCGCAATCGACGAAGACGGCAGCCACCGCGAACCCCGCGGACACATCATCGGCGTCGTCGACCTCGTTGACGTGCACGCTGCGCTCGACTGCATGACGCAGGAACACGACGGCGACTGGAAGGTCTGCTCGGAGTGGAGCGAGCGCTCCGGCTACCACCTCGTGCTCGCGAACCCGCGCGCGCTCGACGAGCCGTTGCCGTGGAAGGGCGGGCTCGGACTACGCCGGTTGCCGCTCAGCGTGCACGGTGACGCGCTGATCGGACCCGTCGACGGGTGCACATGCGGTGCCGGCCGGATCTCGTACCAGCACGAGCCGATGTGCGGGTTCGAGCTCGTCGCGCACCTGAGGGCGACCGCATGAACGACATCGAAGGCCTGCTCACCGACGAAGAAGCAGCGGAGCGCGGATTCCAGGAGTGGAAGGCCCAGTACCTCTGGCACGTCGACCAGCTCCCCAACGTCCTACAGGCCGTCGGGACGGTCGCCATGGCCCCGCAAATGCTCCGTGCGGCGCAGCTCCGCGAGCGAGTCTCCGGAGGCGGTTTCATCGACAACATGCCGGTCGTCGACGGCCCCGAGTCGCGCTACGCGGCCGCGGTCTGGAATGCCCTCCGCGCCTACCTCACGGTCGCGTCCTCTCGGCTCGGCGTCGAGGCGCCCGAACTGCCTAAGTGGCTGCCCGACGACGTCGACCTCGCTCGGCGCTGGGCGTTCGTCGCGAACGAGTGGATGGCGGCGTGGGTGGATCACCTCCTGGACTGGCAGGATCTCGCGGCCGCGGAGAACGAGCTGTTCCGCCTCATTCGCCGCGCGCGTACGCGCCTCGACGCGGGCACCGTTCGCCGCGCGAAGCCAGAGGAGTGCGAGCTGTGCGGGGAGGATGCCGTGACCGTCGACTGGGTGGACGGTCCTGACGGCGCGGAGCTCGTGAAGGCGTGTCAGCGCTGCCACCATCGGCCGGGGGACGCGTGAGCGACGGGCCGATCGCGAAGGACCGTCGCGCCCACGTCGTACCGTTCGCATCAACGACCGACTCCGCTCGCGTCTGCGCACGAGGAAACGAGCCTGGGCGCGGATACTGCGGCCGCAAAGCGGCGGGAGCCAAGATCACCTCGGACTGGGCGGCGGTGGTCTGCAAGGACTGCGAGGCGGCTCGTCGGGCGGACTCGTAGCGTGTTGCGGCCGTCGAATACTTGCAGAAGTTATCCCCGAGGTGTGCACAACTCGGTCCACAACCCGAAACTTTCAACTCCCACTTCAACCAGAGTTTCCCCACTACCCCTGTGGAGAGCTTTTGCCGCGGAATTACGCGGATGTAGTTTCGTATTTCCCATCGAACCGAAACTTGTCCACAGCAGTCGTACACACGCTTTTCGGCGTGTCGACCAAACCCTCCACAGACTTATCCACAGGGCCGTTTGCTCGAACGTGCGTTCGCGAGGACGATGATCGCACCGACCTGAAAGGAGGTCAGCGTGCAGACCGAGCAGCGCATGTTCATCGCAGAAAACTTCCTCCGCATCCACCGCGCCGACCCGAATCCCACCGCCGCCACGGACACCTACTACCTGTGCGCCGCCGCGCGCTACGGCCTCTCCCTGGAACGCATCTCCGAGCTCAGCGGCATCCCGCTCAACCGCGTCGCAATCCTCGTGAACGGATAGCCCGTGGTCACCCTCACTTACCGCGAGGCCGCGACCCGCGTCCACCGGTCCCGCCGCACCATCCGCCACTGGCGGCTGCACGGGATGCGGATGGGCTGGGAGGTCCGAGACGGTCAGCGCGTGCGCGTCGTCGAGCTGGAGGTGCTGCTCGCCTGGTGGCGTCAGAGGCTCAAGAACGACCCCGTGCACCAGCAGCGCCTACGCGCGAAACGCGCCGCGCAGGCAGCCGCACGAGACTCCTCAGAACCAATTTCGAGCTGATGTTGACACCGCCCCGTTTGCCGCCCCTACATTCATGGTTAGCAAGGTGTCTGACACGGACACCACCCCGAAGGCCCCGCCGAGCACACCCGCTCCGGGGCCTTCGCCGTCCCACCCGAACCAGGACGACCCCGACCAGCGCGCCAACGCCGATCGGGGTCTGACCCACCATCGACGCCAATCGATCGGAGGGCTGCCGTGGAGCCTACCCACGGGCACCGACATGGCACTTTCGCCTCCGTCAACCGGGCCAATATCGCCCGTCTTCAGGAGCAGCGAGACCGTGCGGGCCTCACCCAACTCGCCGACGTGCTCGACACGTCACCCCACTCCGACGGGCCCGCCATCGCGCGGGAAGCCCGCGCCGCGGTCGACTGGATCGACACGACCACACCGCGCACCCTCGACGCCCACGATGCGGACGGCATCCGCGTAGGCGACATCCTCCGCTACGAGCGCGACGGATACACGCTCGAGGGCGTCGTCATCGACACCGACGGGCACACCGCCACCACCAACCTCGGCGACAGCGTCGCCATCTGATCCACCGGCCGGGAGTTCCGAGACGGCAGGCGTGCATGTTCGGGCGCGCCCCCACTCCTCCCGGCCGGTGTCTGACCGGCGTGAACGCGGAGCTGCCTGCCGCGAAGGACCCCACCATGCTCTCGAGCGGGGTACCTGCGCCATCCCTGAGGGGCGCCGATGGACCGACCACGGCGCCGGCGCCCCTCCCACACCAGCAGGGAGGGCACGTGGACGACGACTACACGCCGCCCGGCGCGACCCTCGGTCACGGCGTCGTCGCGGCGCGTAAGAACACTCGCCGCATGCACGAGCTGCGCACCGAGTTCTTCGACGAGGGGAAACGCCTCGACGCTGAGGGCGACCCGGACGCGAACTGCCACATCTGCAAGGCCCGAATCGACTACGACGCCGCCCCCGGCACGACACCCGAGTCGCACAACCTCGACCACTACTACCCGGTCAGCACGCACCCCGAGCTGCAGGAGGACTGGGACAACTTCCGCCACGCGCACACCCTGTGCAACCAGACCCGCGGCAACGGCTCGATCGACGGGGGAGGGCTCGGCGAGCTCGTCCCCGACTGGTGGTGAGCATGGCCGGATCCACCTGGGAAGAGCTACGCGATGCCGAGCAGCTCGCGTACGACCGCCGCCGCGCAGCGACTCACCACGGCGCGCACCGACAGCTCGACGCAGAGCGCGCCGAACGAAGCCTCGCTCGCCTGGAGATGGGCGACGACCTCGACGACTGAGGAGACACCCATGAACCACCGCACCGTCCTGGAGCGCGCCGACCACTCGGGATTCCACATGGTCGTCAACGGCCGCCACCCGGTGGGCTACTGCGCCGACCACGCACCGCATGAAACGGAGGCGGAGGCGCGCGAGTGCTTCGGCCAGTACCAGCGCGATCGAGTGCGCGAGCGCGGCCAGGCGAGCTGGACGACCTGCATGCTCAAGGGCTGCACCGCACCCGCGCGGCGTGTCTTCGAGATCGAGGGCGACGGGTACGCACTCGCCGTGCTCTGCGAGGAGCACGCGACCAAGGAGAACGCCATGCAGGTGATGCACCTCGACGGCCCCGCCGGGGACGCGTGGTTCTCATGAACCGATACGCAGCCGCAGGGATCAACGGGGACGCGCTCAAAGGGAAGCGCATCATCGTCATCACACGAGACGGGAAGGCCTCGCGGGAGGCGCTCGAGCAGATCGCTCAGGCCGCACCTCTCGGCGTGGACATCACGGTCCGCCGAGCGAACGGCGCGGAGAGGATCAGCTACCCCACCACAGGGGGAGAGGTCTTCATCCGCTCGTACCGCCAGGGTGCCCGTGGCGTGAGTGCCGACATCCTCTACCTGGATGACGCCGTCGACGCCCTCGTGCGCTCCACCGACGCCTGGACATCCCTGTACGCCTCTGTCGCGACCTCCCAGCACGCCGAGGTCATCCGAGCCTGA